CTGCATTAACCATAGGAGAATATACAGGTAAACCTAACACCAATACATTCTGGCCTATGCGGACAGTAGGATTGTTCTGATCAAAGTCTGCTTTTGTTGGTTCAAAACTAGATGTCTGAATTGCATTACCGTCTTTATCTTTGGTAGCTTCTATCGTACCACTGACAAAGGAGCCACTAATCTTTTGAGGCTCGTTTAGTGGGTTCTCAATTGTTTCTGTACCGCACCTAATCAAAGGTCTAGTTGTAAACTTATATTCAAGGTTCCAGAAATTACCCTTTTCCCTATCTATCACAGGAGTGATTCTTAGAAAGGGGGTACAGAACGCCCAGGGATCATTGTCATTACCAAATGTCCAAGGGTCTCCAATGCTTGGTAGTCCTGCTATTGCTGTCACAGTCTGAGGACCATCAAGTGTCTCTGACTCAACTCTGAACTTGATACTATAGCTACGCTGTCCCTCATCGTCCCTACCTCCTGACCAAGCGAATCTTCCTAAGTTCTTTGTTGCCATCGTTATAATCCTAATTCAGCCAGTTCTACTTCACCAGGTTTTTCTAATTGTTGTTTGTTAACCTCTAAGAGTTCACGTATGTCTACCTGTACTTTCTTCATCAGATCAACAGACTGATCTCTCAATCCTGTTAGCTTTTGTATAGGAGATCTGTTAGCAGCCACTCCAGAATCTGGAGAGGGAAATACTGAGCTTGGTGATTGGTTTACTGAGAATCTATCAAGAGCATCTCTGCCCCTAGTCCCTATACCTTGAATGATACGTTGACCAGCTGCGGCTAAATTGCATCTTTGATGCTCTTCTTTTCTTTTAGACTACCAACCTCTTCACTGATTATATTGCTGACAGTGTCTAAGAGACTTGCGTTTTCTCCTCCCGCTGTAAGATCCTTTTGTATTGAGTTTATAAAATCCTCAAGAGTGCCACCTCTCTTGCCTGTAAATATTGCTTTGAGTTGACTCAAAGCAAACTTACCAAAATCTGCTAGTGCTTTTCCAGCTATTTTGAAACCTTCTATCATTGCCCCTACCCAGTCTACTTTCCAGAACTTGTCCCAGAGTTTTCCTAGAGCACCAATTGTAGCTACTGTCACTCTGAATATGATCCTAGCAGCAGCAGCCATTAAGTCAGCCCAAGCTACAAATACCGCTTTGATTATATCTACGGTACCTCTCCAAGAATCAGACATTAAACCAATGACCGTTATAATTCCTAGGATAGCGGCAACGACTACAACTACAGGACCTACGAAAGCCAATATTGCTCCTATAACACTAAAAATAGGAGCTAATACAGAAACCAAAGCTGATGCTAAGAAACCTAGTATTAGTCTAAACGGTGTTAGTGCAATGGTTAGAAGTGTCAATACTGATTTGCTTAACAATCCAATAGCAAGTCTTATTGGTACCAATGCTACAGCCAATAACAGAGCACCTGTTCTGGCTAATAGATTGAAAGCTAAGCTCAAGGGGAGTATTGCTATAGTTATTAACTTAGCAGCTACTCCTGAAAGAACGAGAACAGCATTGGTTAACAGACCAAAGAAAATAAGTGTTGGTCCTAGAGCTGCTAGTATCACAGCAGCTCCTATGATTAGTCTTTTGGTAGCAGCATCAAACTTAAGAAACGCAGCTATTAAGGGTTTCAAACGATTGTTAAACAGTAAGATTCCAGGAGCTAGTAATTCCCCAATAGCAATTGCTAGAGTACTTACCTGGTTTTTCATTATGGACATTTGATTGGAGAACGACCTCATCTGTCTGTCTGCTACTTTGCCTGTAGTACCTCCTGCGTCTCTTAGTTCCTTTTCATACTCCTTGATCTTAGCACTCGCACCAATCAAAGGTAGAATAGCATTCTGTACTCTGGCCGTGAACCCTAGTTGGGCCAAAGTAGAGGACTTTAACTCGTCAGACATTCCCTTTGTTATAGTCTCAAGCTGCTCAATGATGTTCGCATAATTGTTCATTTTCCCTTCGTTGTCAAATACGGCAAATCCAAGCTTCTTATGTGCCTTTGCATTATCCAAAGCAGCCTTCTGGAGCAATAGGGTTACTCGGGTAAGGTTTGTTCCTGCTATGTTGGCCTTTACTCCTTGGTCAGCATAGGCTGCTAATACAGCCACACCCTCTTCCATTGACTTGTTGAAGTTCTTCAGCGTAGCTCCAGCAGTATTAGTTAGAGCTTCCGAGAACTGCTGTACACTGGCATTAGCTAGAGTGTTGGCTTTGACTAGCACATCAGATACTTGAGACATCCCTAATAGATTCTTGGCAGCGTCTTTAGATGTTAGACCTAGAGCACTCTGGGCATCTGTTAGCAAGTCAGTTGCTAGTGTCATATCAAAAGCACCAGCAGTAGCAAATGCAGCTACTTGAGGCAAAGCTGCTATAGACTGGGCTGCGTCTAGTCCAGCACTAGCTAGAAAGAAGTATGACTGAGCCAGATCAGACGGACCTTGAACTACTGAACCAGAAAGAGACAGAGCAACCTGCCTCATATTTTCGGTTTCCTGTGCAGTCACTTTCATGATAGAAGTAGACTGCGTCATTGCCTGATCAAACCTGGCAAACTCTCTTACAGAAAGAGCACCTATAGCAAGCAATGGTAAAGTCAATCCGATAGTTAATAACCTACCAAATCTTGTAGCTGTCTGACCAGCAGCACGAACTCTAGAATTGACACTTTTGATTGTCTTTTGAAACTTATCAGTTTGTCTTGATGCGGCATCCATCATAGCTCTGTAGGAGCTACCATCACCAATCAATCTAACTAATAGTTTCTCAATCATTTGCCTGATATTCCAAGTGCTCTAAACCAACTACGCTTTGAAGATTTTACTGCTGCTTCCTTCTCTTTCTTTGTTTGCTCTAGAGTTTTCTTTGGTACCCACTTGATTTCAAAGTCATCTAGTTTGATGTTCTTAGGTTTCTTGCTCAATACTCTTCTCACCTCCTGAGCAATTTGCATTAGGTAATGGTCTGATAGGCTAGGCTTTTCCCACTCCATATTAAGCCAAGCCAACCGAGTCAAATATTCTCGGTGAGTCATACTAGCCATGACCTGTTCTAAGTTACCGGGGATACTCCATTCCTTTTGGATTCTTAGCCATCCAGAGTAAGATCTTGCTCGTTTTTTGCTGCTCCCCCTTGCTTTGCTATCTCAAGCTTTCCTTGAAGTTCTTCTATCTGCTTCTCCATAGCTTCTACATTGTCATCCTCATCTTCATCTAAATCACTTATCTCCTTAGCTTTCTCGAATAGAGATTTGACAATTCTGGAAGGCCAGCTTCGTACCTCTTCAAGTTTGACATTATCCTTCTTGCCCTCTGCTCGGAATAAGCACATGGATACAAGAAGTGGCTCAGAGTCAGCCACGTTAGACAGACCTACTGCTTTTCCATCCTGGATTTTGGTCTTGTTGATGATGGAGTTACGCCAGTGAGTAGCAACGTCACTGGTAGCTTCTTTCAACTCATACTTTCTTAGAGTTCCATCCTTTTCTGTAATTCTGATTGGTATGATGATGCGTTTTAGATCAAATACTAACGTACCATCATTGTTGTCTTCAGTAGTCACTTCTCCTTCTTGAACTTCTACCTGATCATCTTGTTCAGGTTTGTCTTTCAACTTTGGTATCTTACTCGCAGGCATTTTTCGCTCCTTTTGAATAGTACAATGTAAGATTAGAACACCATAGGTTCTAACATCCTCTCAACCACCTAGCTCCTCTTATGGAACGTCTGGCTCCTCTTATAGCCCGTCTATCCTGTATGCGACTGCGGACGCCAAGCACACCCCTAGAGCCACAGCCTATCAAAGCTGTGTAGGCCCTAGTATTAGCCCATAGAGGAGCTGTACAGGTAGTGTCTGGTGTTACACACCCAGCAGGCCCCATAGCTGGCTCTCTAACGCAGTCTTGGGCAACCTGGGGCCTAATTACCCTAACAGCCACCAAAGCTCTCCTATGGGGTAAAATAAGCGTCCCGTGTGTAGCCACTATTCTGCCTACCTCAGCACACCCCACCCGAGCAATAGTACACCGTTGAGCGTTAGCTAGAGATGACATCCATAGCATAGCCAACAAGACTGAGAAAATTGGAATAATCAACTTCATTTTATTTTCCTTTTGGTTTGCGTCCAGTCTTCAACGACTGCCCTGTTTTAGCCTGAGCTATCTTTGCTGCTGAACTAGTAGATTTACCTTGAGCCTTGAGAGCTCTAAATACCTTTTCAACTTTTGAACCCTTTGGCATTGTCTCTCTCTGAGAAGTTAGATTGTACCAACAGAAACAACTGCTGGCCCTGCTTCAAGCTGATTAGTTGGATCCCAGTTAGTTGGTTGAATAGTAATCTCTGCTTCAGGCTGTTCACCTTCTTCTACATCGGAAGGTTCAAACGCTTTCAAATAACCATAAAAAGCAATCGTGGAACCATCGGGGAATGTGATTGTAATCGTGGTTTCAATGTTGATCTGTGCTTCAATCTGGGAGTAAACCGTTGGGTCATATGCAGCGGTGCTTTTCACCTCTGTCACGGTCATTAACTTACGTGGTCGCATTGTTCTCCACGTTGCATTGAACATCGTAGTAGTTTCTACTGCGTCGCCTCCATCGTACCCTGGGGGCTGCACTGTCTTCTCATAGAAGTCAATATTTGGATCACCAGCAAGAGTGATCTTGGTGGAGAATCCATCCCCTAGTGGGATACCAGGAGGAGTGATCCTAGCGGTTGCGGTTGGAGCTGCCATTTCAAATTCTCCTTAGTAGAGAACTATTACTAGCTGTGTGCTGTAATACTCATAGTGAAATTGATGGAAAACAGATATCTCTTGCTTACCGTAGTCTCCTTACCAAGAGGAATAGGACCACTTGCTTTGGATATAGAGTCAATACGGTATTGATTCAATGTTACAGCAGTTGTAAGAATGTAAATAACAGGTAAGGATTCTATGAGGTCTATTGCTATGTCTGCTGCCTTCTTGTCTCCAGTGTCATAGTTGTTGGACCGAACCATGACTTGAAATGCAGCCCTCTCCTTATAGGCTCCACCAATCATATGTCTCCCTTGACGTACTCCTTGACTTTCAAAGACAGCTATCATGTCATCTGGTACATCCGGTTGATTTGCTCGGTAGACTGGCCAAGTTCCTGCAACATTAGGAATAGTTCCTAGTGTACGAACCACTAGTAAGTCTTGGACTATCTTAGACACAGAGTCTAATCGAACCATTGTTGGTGCTGGCATCTATCCACCATACTCATTGAAGACAATATGACAGTCCAGCGACAATCCATCTGTAGGGTTAGTAGCTAACGCCCAAACAAAAAACTCCCCTGGGGATAAAATAATGGGCTCTTGTATAAGAATTAGCTCTTTCCTCTCACGACGTAGAGAGTTTATTACGAACGGTTTTTCGTACTCAACTACCCCACCTGATATTTGAGTTGTATTGTTTCTTTCGGCAGTTGACCCAGCAGCAGCATCCCCTCTTGCCAACTTCTGTGGTGTTATAGAAGACCCACCGGATCCAGAAGATGGTGTTCCAGAGTAAACACGATAGGTCATCTTTAGAAACTCATCAGTTGTTCCCGTGCCATACTGGTTCCAAAACAGTTCTTCAATAGTCACAACAGCATTAGGGGCGGCCTTGATCTCGAAAAAGTCTTGAACGTCCGTGACAACCTCTCCGTTGAACGCTAGGTGATATTTGCCATAAGGTGTAATAGGCATCTTATCCCCTCTCTTTCCGAGTGAAAGCACTTGCTTTGAGATTACCTGTATCAACGGGGACAAGCTTTTGACTGGCAGCCTGCAATCGCAGCCCTGCTATGAACAGAGCCTCTAGCATTGATAGACCGTTTGCCAAACCCTTCTCCACAATATCACCTAACTCTCCTGCTAGTTCTCTGGCTGGTGTTTCTAGAAACTTTGGTCCTCCTCTACTGGCTGGATCCCAATAGCTACCCTTGCCACTAGGTCCAGTGCGAGGTCTACCCCATTGAGGTGTCTTAGGTGTCATCTCGTGTACAGCCATTGCATAAGCTGCTGTATATCCAACAGCCACAGAAGCACTCTTAGCATTTCTACGTGTATCTTGGAACCTCTTTCTCAATCTGTCAACACCTGATATCTTTAATTGGCTCTTCATGACTATCTCTGTAGAAGATACTGGATTAAAATGCTATACACCTCAAGCCTTGCGTCATTCACTGTCTGCTTTGCCTCTAGTTGTTTAACTCTATCTTCAAGTGTATTAGGAGGAATTGGTGGAGGTGGTGGTGGAATATCTCCCCCAACTATCTCTCCACCAAACTGAGTCTTCCAGTATTGATAGCTAGGATCACTAGGTGGAACTATTATGGGTAGTCCCCGTACAATAGATGAGTTCATCACACCACCTGACGTATGACCTTGTCCAGTGTTGTGACCTATCTCGTGCTTGATAAGTGTAGTCCATTGGTTTACAACGTCTCCTCCCTGGTAGCTGGAAAGATACTTACACCAGATGCGAGAAGAGCAACCTTGATTCTTCCCAACAATAGCTAGACCAATCCATCCTGAGGATCTAGTAACAAAAGAGAAATCAATGTTGGGAGTCTCGTTGTGTGTTTCTCCAGTAAGTAGATCTATTCCATTCTCTACAAATACAAACCACTGTCCAAACTCCGCATATGACTTTTGAACGTTGCGTAGAACTTTAATGAAGACTGGGACTAAGTGGGCACCAATCATTAACAATAGCACTATGAAACTCACCAATGCCATGGCACCTAGCCCAGTTTCCAGTTCCCACCGCTGGTTGTTCTAGGTCAGCCTGCATCTGCTTACAGACTTCCTCTAGATGTGGATCATCAGGAAACTTAAAGTCTATGCCCAACGGTGGAGCATAATCAGGTACCCAACACCGCTCTAGATTCAACAAGTCTTTTACTGCTGGTCCTTCAAGTCCATCAAAGATAGGAATTCTGTTGTGAGCCTGAACTACAAAATGAGCATAAGGATTTATTTGGAATCTAGCTTGATTCAATAGCACGTCTGACATGTTCACTGTCAAACGCCAATAGTCCTAGATCCTCATACTTGATATTCCATAGATTCTTTGAATCTGGATTCCAGAAGTGTCCAGTCTTAAAAGTTTCCTGCACCCATCGTAGCTGTTGTTTATCCATCGTTGCCTCTCCTTTCTTAGTGAAATAACTATTGGGCAACAGGTACAGGAATCAATACACTACTGGGAGGAAGAGAGGGAGGAGAAGTGAAAATACCTAAGTCACGAAGAAGTTCAAATATCAACTTGATTATTTGAATAAGCTGAGCTAGATCTATCCCCCCAATACCTAGCACCATTGATGCTAGAGTTATCGGTTGAGACAATCCAAACGCCTTTCTTACACCTGTCTCAACTTGTTTTAGAAATGAGGAGGATAGCTTTCCAAGCCTGAGTACTTCTTCCCTCCAAGCAGAGAATTTGTTTCCAGGGAATAGTCCTGATGCAGATAGAGTTCTTATGGACTGATCTAATGCCTCTTTGAGCCTATCCTGATCCACATCGTCTTGTGACAGTCTGTTAATAACGGTGGACAGAGCTATTGCCTCTAACTTAGACTGTAACAGTCTTGCACTAATCTCCTGGACCTTCTCAGCCACACTACCTGGTGTAGGTGGGGGATTAGGACCATTGTCATCATCCCCGTTGATCCATATCTTATCTACTTCCAAAGCACGTAACGTCAACTCCCCATTAGCTGAAGAGTCAATGATGTAAGCGTTGTTTCCAACTACTAACAAAGCAGTCTCTCCCTGAGCAGCCTGGAAGGTTAAAAACACAAGTACCCAAACGACAAGTAACACCCAATGTGATTTCCAATTTTTCATGACGTTAGCTCCTGATTAAATAAGTGGGTTAAGCTTCTAAGTCAAAACCGGAACCTTACTGCTGTGTCTCATTGTGTCAATCCATCTGTCATACTTTCTTGCTCTAACATTGGGTACTGTACTGTGGTTAATAACCTGATGGATTTCTGGGGCTGGACTGGTAGGAAGGTCTTTGAGCTTTCCAACCCAAATAAGACTTCCAATTACAATAGATTCCGGTACGTTGATTTGCTTAGCAGAAGCAACAGTATTGCCCTCTGGGTCAATAGTCTCTCTTAGTCCTTCCTCTATCCTCACCTTGAGTTCCCTGGGAGAAGCAAAGGTATATTCCCCTAGATCATTCTTACCCGTGGCTTCCCAGTAGACGAGGAACTGATATCGTCTTCTTGTTGCGTTGTCATGAGCCATTAGGTTCTCACTGTGCCTAACCAGTTAACTGAAACGTTCACTTGAGAGCCCAAAGTATTTGTGGGGTCAAGCTCCTTAGCCAGCTGTCCCCAAAGAGTGGAGTCATAAGCCATGGCTGTCTTACCTTGGTACTTGGTCCTAGATCTGGGACCTACTTGTTCTTCACTAGGTTGTTGATCAAAGAGAGCATAGAAATGGGCTGCCAAATAGGTTTCTATTAGCTTCAGCTCATTGGCTGTTATGGTGATACCTAGAGTAGTAGCATTAGAAGAGATCTTGTCTACTACTATGTTGGCATTCTTTATGTGAATAGTAACACTGGCGTCTGGATCGACGTCTATGACTTCTCTTACTTCACATTCTTCCGTTCTAATTGCCATGTAACTAACCTACACTCCAGACTTCTCTAGAAGAGCAGAAACAATATCTGCTTTTTTCATACTAGCATCTAGTTCCACTTCTTCATCTTCAGCCATCTCTCTCAAGTCTGCTACATTGAGAGTCTCTAACTCCTCTTTGGAATATGAAGTTTCTGGATCAGCACCTTTCATCTCTTTTTCAGTAGACTTCTTCTCTTCTTCAAACTCTTTGAGGTCTTCTTTCTTGTAGCACTTCAGCATTTCAAACTTAACTGCTCCTCTACTGTTGAATCTGAGTAAATTACTCTCAGAGTCTAACACTTCTCCCATTCGATACATCTTACTTGGGGAACCTTCCGTGTGAGTTCCTCTTAGAACTTTGAACTTGCCAAAGAATTTGGGGTCTGTCATAACATGCTCCTGATTTTAGAAAGAATCCCCGCTAAGTATTAGGAGGCATCAACTCTTATACTTAGCGGGAATCGGGGATCTAACCACATCTAGTTAAAGATGGGGTTACGCAGTAGTTCCATGGGCAATACCAGAGACACCGTTATAGTCACTACGAATCTGTGGTACTTGGATTGCCATCACTTTGAAATTGAGCTGCATTCCTCCTTTGCCCTCCCATTGAACCGTTGTGATATCCATACCATTAACGGCACGAGCAACATCGGAAGTCATTTGAACAAGGAGAACAGTGAACGTATTGGTTAGAAAATCAAGACGGCGAATGTCTGTGATACCATCAATCTCTTTCAAACGGGTTCTCAGCGTACCTGCACTTGGTTCCGTAGTAGAGAACAGGTTGTCAAGATACTGATCATAATCCGTTGATGTGTAGGCCATGAACGGACCATACATATTGACGGCATAGAGAGTATCCCGTAATGCCAACCAATCGGTAAGAACCGTAGGACCATTAGTACCATCCGGAGCAGTCATGTTGGTTTTGGTATTACGGTCAGGATGGTTTGTATATCCATACACCGTTGGAGCATTGCTGTAGTCAGAAGCTAGTCCATAGGTGACACCTGTTGTAATACCAATAAGAGTCTTTTCAATCGTCTCAGCAACACGACGGCCAGCAGCTTCACCCATCGTAGTGTCAAGCGGCATTCCAGTATTCCGACTAATCGCCAAACGACGACTTGAATACCAGAAATCACTGTGAGTAATTGGTAGTGGCAAGCCTTCCAACTGGAAGAGTGGTGCATCCGTTCGTCCTTCAGTCAATCCATCCATGTCCACGACTGCTTCACCTGGATCACTCATAGTTTCGTGTTCCAGGATCATCTTGGACATACCGTTAAAACCACCAAAAGAATTAGCGGCTGCAAGGTCTGACCAAGCCCTAAGACGTGAACGGGCTGCTTTGATAACCACTTGGTCCATCTGCAACCATTCGTCCTTTCGCAAGGCAAGAGTGGCGTTGAGAACAGGAGAACCCATCCCATTACCAACTACATCACGTACCCTACGTGCTTCAGTCTCTGGTATCATGCACTTGTGATCATCACTATACTTCATCCTACCAGTATTCATAGTGACGTACTTTTGTCCATCTTCTGCAATGTAAGGGCGAAGAAGACCTGGATCAAACTGACAGCCAGCAAGCTGCTGAGCAACTTCCCCCTGTCCTTGACCGTTTTGGATAATGTCTTGGTAGACAGTAGTGTCAACAAACATGATTATTCCTTTCCTCCTGTGGTTGTTGTCCTTACTAGAAGTTCAACGAGTTTAGTATCCGGTAAACAAGCAATGAGCTAGAGTGTCAACAATGGGATCAGTGATTGCCTCTAGTAGTGTGAAGGGCTCAATCTCTGCACTACCAACAGTAGCAATCAACTTTCCAGTAGCATCTTGTGGGATCAACATCTCACCAAGAGGATGGTCGTCTGCTGTACCAGCTAGGTTCAACACCAGCATGTTCAACTCATCACCCGGTACAGGGATATAGAGGAAGCAATGTGCAGCACTTGCATAGGCTACTGTAGCTAGCACTCCTCTGAGTGTATCTGGCAGGAGCACAAACAGAGGGCCTTTGGGTCGCCCTCCGTCTAAGTCTGCGTTGTACAGCTCATATGTGTGCCTACCATTACCATCAAGCCCAGCACTAGCATCAATTTGCAGCACAGTTCCAGGTTTGGGTGTGATAGCTGTGAGTGTTCCCTCCATGAAAACACCACGAGGGTTGGCGGAAACAATGATTTCATTTCCTCTGACCATAACTTTCTATCCTCCGTTTGATTTGTTCTTAGAGTTGAAAAATGTGAACCGTATGAACAGGGACTAGTTCACTTGCTTACTGTCCCAGTTGATACGAGGAAGTGGAAGAGGTTCAATCTTCTTAGCTTCATTGCCTGTAACTTCACGACCCCCAGTAGCACCAAAATAGTTGCTCAGAGGAACCTGAGAATTGGAGCTTAGGTTCTGAGATTGTGCTTTGGGAGATAGTAGAGCCATAGTCTCTAGCTCTTCAAGGGATTTGTTCACCAGCATATCTCTGATACGCTTTTGATTTGCCTCTCCTTCCACATTGGTAACTAGAGCTTCTGTTAATCCCGAACGTTCTCGCTCTTCAATACGCATAGCATTCTGCACTGCACTTTGAATGCCTGTGGGAGCACTCTTCAACCACTCCTTAGCTGTTTGAGGTTTCTTTTCTTCAGGTTTCACCTCTCCCTTGTTATCAACAACCTGATCATTGGGGACTGTTGGACTCTTCTTCGTTTCAAACTTACTCTCTTTCTCATTGAAAGTGTGAGTATCTTTGAAACTCTCACGAGCAGAGTTGGCAACCAGTGTATTCACTGTTGATTTCTTTGCTCCATCAATAAGCTTCTCCAGCTTATTCTCTTCAAACTTGTTCAGAACCTCTCGGTCCTTCTCTTCCCAGCACGAGCAATTTGCAATGAGTTCAGTTACTAGTTCTTTCTTGGCCATATCAACCTCCTGATTAGTGACGGTTACAAATGTTGTTTCCCTGATGACCTCTTGAGGTGTCTCAGAGCCAAGAGAAACATTGTTCCCAGATTTAGTATAAGACAACCTAAACAGATTATCTCCTTGCCAATAGACAATGTAAGTATCAAATACCTCACTGACCCAAGCATGAGGATCATCTTGAGTGAATTTTGTCTTGAGTAGTTTTGTTAACAAGTCAAACAATTCAGAATGACTCATCTCATGGAGAGCGTTCTCTGTGGGGGGAGGAAAGTGAACCGTGACCTCTCCATTTTCTGTTTTGTAAGTCCAATAAGAATTGGCAACATTCTTCTTGTTTACTAACACTCCACACCCATCCTTTATTGAGCAGGCACCAACTTGATCGGGAAGGATAGCTAAGTGATCAGGTCTATAACTACGTGCGATGTACTCATAAGATACTCCGTTCTCTGTTACAGAGCCCTCTGGAGCGGGTTCAATAACATCATTGAACAGACCCGTACTTAGTTCCATCTTTTCTTCAGCCTCTAGAGAGTTAATGATACGGTTGTCAACCCTTTTTGTATCATCAACATTGAACCAAGCTTCAGCAGTTAGCTTATCACCCATCTTGGCACGAAAGACAAATCCAATACCCCTGGAATTAAGAACATCAGGATCTCTGGCTGAAACAGCTTCACCGTTATTTGTTGGGTGATAGACAACGATTGGCATTCCATTCCAATCACTTGGGTTCTTTGCTAGTTCCTCTTTTGGATAATACAGAGGGCCTTTATTACCAGCAAGAACTCCTGGAACGATAAGACTCATAGGAACAACCAAGTAGTCTTGGCCGTTCAATTTGTCTTTTCGTACCTTCCCAGTGACATTAGCAATTAGGATTTCCATAGCATAATAATACGCTTCATATGGTTATCCAGTAAATAGTCCTAGAGGAAGTTTAGTCATTGACAACTAATATATTATTCCGTTGTATACAGTCTTACACGTCTGTAGTACTTCTTACGATTGTAAAACTCACAAAGAATGTCCTGACCAATTGGTCTAAGCTTTTTTCTTATGTGGACTATGTGAACAATCACAGTCTTATGCTTTGCCAATCCATCTGCCTCTTGGTCTGGCAATAGCTCTTTCAGCTCTTGGTTCTGGTGTCTTAAACCATCCGATAGAACGTCAAGTATTCTCTGTTGAGTTTTTGTGAATTCCAATGGTTCGCTCCTAACGGAAATCCTTGGAGACTAGTTAGGTAGTCTCTTTGACAAAGTAACTAGCAATGAAGCTGAAGATGCTTCCGATAGCAGCAGACACCTCAGCAGGCATTTGAATTTCACTACCAGTTAGTGGGAGGATCAGGGCATTGACAATCCAAGTAAAGACAACTGCTGTAGGCATACCAACAGCAATTCCCATAGTCACTTTCCTTGTTGGTGTTGCAGACAGTTGGTTGATTACTCTTTTGATCATATCTTCCCACCTGTTTTCTTTCTCTTAATCGGGGTCTTTCTATCAAGGACTGACTTAGGGCGTCCCTTGGTAACCTTTATACTCTTGCCAGGCCAAGTACTTCTAGCCTTAGCTTGTTTCAATGTTCGCTTTTTACCCCCTTCTCTCTTGAGACTTTCATCAATCTGCTTGTCAATAGAAGACTTAGGTCTTACTTGACCAACCTTGCTCTCTCCAACATTGGCAGGCACAAAGGCACATCGGCAATTACTTGTTACAAATCCATTTACTGAGTACAATGAACTTCCAGTAGTTACATCGTATACAGGAAAAGAAACAACATGCCGAGTGGATACAGATTCGATCTTAACCAATTTCCCTCCAATAAGGTTGTCAAACTCTACACGTCTGGGGTCTCCCGTCTTAGTATCTCTAAGAATCTGGGTTTGAACAGAAGAACCGTGGATAGGATTTTGACTACTAGAGAAATTAGCATTAGAAACCAAGTCGAAACTAATAGACTCATGATGTCCCGACGATCTAGAAAAGAGAACATCCGTAATACCAAAGCGGCTCATCAGGCTGTCCGTGGTAGTACTCGCTCTATAAAAGAACTTCGACAAAGAGCAATCACCAGACAGGAACAAGGAATCAATGGAGGAAATATTTCCAGAGTTGAGAAGGAGTTTTTCAAAGTCTCCAAAAGATTGGGTATTATCCTTGTTCCTCAATACTCCATCTACATCTACAATGTTGATTTCAGGATTGCAGAATTTCCCATCACCGTGGAGATCCTTGGGCATAGACAAAGACTTAGTAACAAGCAATGGGTTAGAAAGTTCAACAAACGCATTGTAAAGATCAGCAATACAGGGTTCTCCCAAGTATTTGTCTGGTATCCTCAAGGAGACATTTCTGGGGCTGTTAATAAAATAATCTCTATCTGTAATATCTTTGGCAAAGACCCAACCTCTTTGAGTAAGAATTATGTGGTGACTGGTAAAGGAAACTCTACTACCATTGGACAAGACAAAATCAAATATCTCACCGGAATACAAAGTCTGCATCATCATTCTTAAATCAGGAGCACACACTCTCATATCTGCAATAACACATTGTGGATGACGAGGAATCAATCCGTGTGATTCTTTTACCTTGAGGACTAGACCGTTTAGTGACTCACACAACTGGCATACTCTAGTATCCCCAGCAGTAGACCATTCCACAGCTACTCCTACCTCCGTTACGCCCATGCGTTCTAAAGCATCTAGCTGTCCCTCTGCATGTGCTCGTATAATCTCCGTCCTAGCTATCACCTCTGCCCTTTTGCGAGCTATACCAAGGCTATTAGACATGTTCCTGGCTATGGTACGAGGATTCTGTCCCTGTACTAGTCCATCTACCAGCTCTCGACGTATACGGGTAGCCATGAACTCGTTGACTCCTTTCAAATCCGTAAATACACGAGAGGCCAATAGTTGAACCTTTTCCACTGTCTCTGGAGCACCCAACATTAACTTTAGAAATCCCTCCTTGTTCCCTTGAGCAAATGCTCTAGCTTCTACAGTTGTGCTGGCTGCTGCCCTTGCTTGAGCTGTTGAATCTGTCCAAGCTCTCCCTGCTCCCTTCTCATACCCGTCCTGTACAAACTCCTTCCAAAATCTATCACTCTCTGGTACAATAGTCAACCCTGTTTCTGTAGCTATCCAAGATTCAAACTCCTTGAGCTTCAATTCATCTGATAGGAAAGCCCATTCTTTCCGTCCTACGTTTATGAACAGGGAGGTAGGGTTCTCACCTACCCGATGCACCGTCCACTCATTGCTGTGGCTCCCCGATTGGAATATGTTAGGTTCCAGAGTACTTATTCCTGCATTCTCTGGAAGACGTAATAGTCCTGGTGACGGTGTTGCTCCAAATATCTTCTCAAAGTTTCTCTCACTACGTCCTAGACCAAATACATCTTTTGTAACAACTAGGTCAAACAGTGCTCTTTGAAAGATACGGAACCTCATACGTATGACACGTTCAAACTTATCTCGAATAGTCCGAGTCCTCGTGGGATCAGCTCTTAGTGGGTTGTGAGATACCATTCTAGTGATACTTTTGTACTCCAAATCTAACTTGTTCAATCCCTGTTCTTACTGATGTTCCGTCATGCCAAGTCCAAACTAGTTTTGCAATGTGATACTGTAAGCAAGGTTCAGATGTAGTTGGAGTCTGAGTAACAATAACAGCATCGTCTGGATCTAATCTAACCACAAAAGAACCACCAGTTGCTACAGTGTGAGAATTAACATTCTTAGCATCCTCACTATCTCTACTGTTTATGATAGCATTATCATTCTCGTTGTACAGAGTGATAGTAAAGCTAAGAAGAGCTGCTAGTGCAATGTTTACGTCATTAGTGTCAGCAAACTGACCAGTTATGTTATGGCTCTCACCTTCCTGGACCTCAAACTTTACATTATTAGAATCAAGAAGGTTTTGTATTGCAGCCATCTTTTATCATCCTGGAAATCAAGTCATCTCCGTTGAACACCAAACTGTTACGCTTAGCTTTCTGGGTCGTCCGTATTGTCGCCAACGATTGCGGCAGCGTCTGTTTCTGCTGTACTGACAACGCTTGCTCTTGCTTGCCGTAAAGGTAGTGCTGGTGCGTTGGCTGTGAGAATCTCATAAGCCCGGACAGCATCGACATGATATTTCCGCAGATTACGGCGATGAATCGTTGCCTTGTACTGGCCAATCGTTGCGTTCGAACTTGGCGTAAATACCTCTGGGTCGCCAGATAGCGTGCCGATGTCTTCGAGCACACTTACATCTGCTGGATTCAAGTCCAGCCCTTGCTGCGTTAGGTATTGCGTGATTAGCTGGCCTGACGCTGGATGATAAAGGAACGCTGTTCCGATCTTGTTTAGCTGTGCGTTGCTTGGCAGCGTGGCGTCGAACCGTAACAGGTTTTGGATGATCGCCTTTGAGCGGTTGACTGATGAGACAGCCGACACACCGCTTACCAAAAGCACGGCGATTAGCATAGTCGATAGAAGGCGTTTCATTTGTGTTTTCCTTTACTGGTTTGCGAGGGACGTAAGCGATTCATACCAAGCCACAATCTCAATCACACCGGCTGAAAAGCTACCACCGTTTGCGGTGAATCGTATTTCACAGACACCGGTTGAAATCTCGTCCGGTAGCATCACATCTACCTTAGTATTTTGAGCAGCGGCAGACCCTGTGGAAATCACCGTTGTGCTGCCAGTGATAAATGCCATGGACCACGTATCGTCACCACCGTCGTCTACCACCGCAACATCAACATTAGCGGAAACGGCCAGCAACCGAGAACCACTCGGGATCGAGATGGTAGTTGTGTCACTCGTCGCTGCCGCAGCGAGAGTATGTGTCTCTTGGGTTGTCTTGCGAGAGAGCTTTGCGGTGTTGCCTTCGGTTGCGTTACTGACAGATAGGGTGCCTTGGATAGTTGTCTCTTGGGTGGAACTGATATTAACAGCTTCAGTATCGTTTGTAGCAAAGACAATCGGTGTTGAATTATCCGTACCAATAAACAGACCGCCAAGAGAAGCTATTGAAT